GTGTGAGCTTTAATTAGTATTGCTAATTAAAGTGATCCCTCGATATGTATTATTTTTCCCCCATGAATATGGGTTAAATATTCAAATCGATATTTATTATTTTAGTTTTATTATTTTATTTTAATCTCTTCCTCGTTTTGTTGTCCAAAAGGGTACATCCAAGCCGCAAGGCTACAGGTTAATATTCCTTTCCTGTAGTTTCTGATAGCTGACTTATTTCGGATACAGTTTTGTAGAAAAACTCCGTCTGACTTAAGAGTAACAGAAATAAGTGAAACCGTCGTTCACATGTGTGCGCAGGACGCCACACATTTGTATGAGGACCAAAGTAGCCATATTGGGAGTCTGACTAACTCAGGATATGTGTTCGAGGCCATTTGCAACATACGTGTATATAAAAGTTTGTTTTATTATTGCTACTATTGTATCTCTTTACAATAGGATATTCAAATCTTCTTCTATCTTTTATCAGGTTCAATATGATTAATTGAAAACGTATGGTACTTTTCATGTTGCTAATCATAACCTAAGCTAGATCCGGTCGAATGGGTCAAAGCGTTCCTTATCAAAAATAAAAATGAAAAGTCTTAATAATGAAATTAATCAAGGAAAGTCATCCAAAAATCAATATTTTTTTTTATATTCCTCTAGCATGGTGCGCAAAGAAGTTTCACGCAATGTGTTCATACAGGTTACAGGGAAAATTATTTCTCTTGGTCTGGTAAAATATAAGATCATTGGTGGTTGCACTAAGAGTGTCGCCAAAGCTGTACGCCGTTTTAAAGCGGAGTCGGTTTTTGACACTCTTTTTGGAGCTGTTGATGGTTTAAAGATTTTATTAAATGCATTGAATAAACTTTCTGAGTTGAAACATTCTAGTGATAAATATCTCAACAAACCAACTTTATTAACTCTCGCTAATGTTTTGTTAAGTATTAAGACATTGTCAGATCAGCCTTCAATAACAAGTTTTATCAAAATTGTTATTGAATTGTTTACTCTTCGTGAGTTGACTTTTGAAAAAGAGTCAATTGATGGATTGTTGATGGCCGGTTTGAGTATGTTTTTGCCTAACAAGATTAATGAGTTAATCAAGAGAGCCTCTACATTCACAAATGTTAAATTTTTGGATGATATTGGTATCTATCACTCTTTAGTGGTGTGGTTATCTGATTTATTTAGTTGTGTTTATGAGTTTATCAAGGATAAACTACCAACACAAATTGTAGAAATTTTTGATTCATTCACAAATAAAATTAATGTGACCAAACATCACTTAGTTTTAGATAAAGGAAAGAAATTAGTTGATCAATATCGGCAAAATCCAAAAATTATGAGCGATGTGCTTTTTAGGCACTCCGTTACGGAATTTTTGAATGTTGCAGAAGGAGATCCAGACTTCTTTTCTTGGGCTAGACGACATGCAGGTGTAGGTCATATTTTTGAGGCTGTTTTAAGAATGGGTAAAGTAGTGAAAGCTTACGGAGAAATGAGTAGAGTAGAACCTACTTGTTTTGTTTTCGAAGGACCTCCTGGAACTTTGAAGTCTTACACTATGTTACCCTTATTAAAGAGTCTCAAAATGCCGGCTTACTCTCATGTTGTAAAGTCAGTGGATGATGGCAAAGATTTTTATGATACTTATAACAACGAGCCAGTTTTTTATATGGATGATGTAGGTCAACAGGGCGTTTCACAGTGGAGAACTATAATTAATATGGTTTCCCCTGTGAAACTCCCTCTAGATTGTGCTGATGCCAAATTAAAAGACACAAAATTCTTCAACTCGGAATTGTTGTTTTTAACAACGAATTCGTTTAGTAATTTGCATGGTCTGACAAAATCGGACTGCATTTCGGATATTAAGGCGTTATGGAGGAGAGGAAACGTTTTTGACTTTTCGCAAGCAAAAGCCAAAGATGGTTCCTTAACTGGTGTAATTGCCTTTAAATATTTCGACATTACTACGAATTCGTTTCACAACAGTTTTCCTGTGGACGTTTTTAATTTTTTTAAGCAGAGAGAGATAGAAATATCTCCAACATTCGTTATTAAGCCCCAAACTCGTAGAGTGGATTTGTTGGTATGGATGAAAAAGATTGTTCAAGCATTTTTATGCTTGAAGAAGAAGTTTCACCAAAATACCGAGTTATCCCCTGAAGAAGAGCAAATCCTTGATTTTGATTTGTGCGCAGAAATGCAAACAAATGATGATGAAGAATTTTCAGAAGCTTTAGTTTCTTTTGAGGAACGTGAGTTTCATGAAGGTGGAGATAATGAATCCCCGAGGCCCCCTTTGCATGTTATCCAATGTAGGCAAGATAGAACTATCTTGATTTCAGGAATAACCCAGCACACAGAAATGTGGGCCGTTAGACAAGAAGCTACTGACTCTTATTTGTTACAAATAAGGGCGGATGAACAAGTTCGATATGTTTTTACAGATTTACATATCCCTTTTTGGGATATGTCTCTTAGGCACATATGGGATTTAATCAAAGAGTATACTCTATATTTGAGAGATACTTTTTGGATACGTTTCCAGCAAATCTTTTCTTGGTTTATGGATCCTAAGGGTGGTCTCAAAATAACTATTTATCTTTCTATATATATTTTAATTTTAGCTTATTTTTTTATTTTTTCTTTGTTTTTTCCCACAACTTTAAATAGCGAATCGGACGTTATCAGTTTTGCAGATAAGGAAATCCATTCAGGTGTTATGTATGTTCAAAAGAACATTAAACATTGTGAGGTTTTCATGGACCGTAACGATAAAGAAGTAGTGACATGCAAGGCTATGGTTAGTGGTCGTAAGATTATTATACCAAGTCATGCAGTTGCAAATGATGTCGTTTATGTCAAACTTTATGCAAAAGGTGATAAAAAGAATGTGCAAGTGGACTTAGAAAAAGCTATCGTTGTTTATCGAAACAACGAGGAAGACATTTGCATTTTGTCCCTACCTGAATCATTTCCAACCCCTTTTAAGTCACTTAAGAGTCATTTCAAAAGCGAAAAAGGGTTGGTGAAATTCTGGGTGGGTGACGAAAAAGTTCTTGATTACGGTAAGATTTGTATTCCCTATAAGGGATCTATTACTTATTATACTACAGTGAAGGGTCTGAACAGAAAGACTCAAATCCCAATTACTATTCCCGAAGACAGTAGAATTTTGTATACTGAAAGAGGAAATGGTTTATGTGGAAGCGCTGTAGTTGATGAGTATGGATTCATTCAAGGAATGCATATCGCCGGACAGGAAAAAATCTCAACAGGATGTGCACGGTTGTGGAGTAGCGAGATCAAGAGTGTCATTCAATATCATTTGGATGAAACTCTCAATTCGCTTCCTTATACGGTGAGCGACAAACTAGTTGAAGGATCGTTTATTAAATTAAACTCTCCTTTGAATAGTAGTGTCCCGACCAAAACAAATTTTGGTCCATCCCCCTTGTTTGGGATTTATCCTTTATCAAGATCCCCCGCGAACTTACAACATTCTGGTCGCTGTACCGTGAAAGATGTAGCCAAGAAATCTTTTATCGAGTGTAACGCTGTTTCTCTAGCGGAAATGGATTATGCAAGAAAAGTCTGTGCCAATATTTTGAAACCTTTTGCTTCTTTGGATGAATTTTCAATAGTGAAAGGTAGCGAATTATTAGCAGGACTAAACAAGGATTCCAGTAACGGTTATGGTTGTTCAAAAGATAAGTCAGACTACATTGATTTTGTAAACGGAAAGTTTACAGATACCTTCTCTAAAGATCTTGAAAAATTTGAAAATGATTTAAATCAAGGTTTAGTAGATTGGGAAAAATTAGTGTGGGTTGAAACTCTTAAGGATGAGCTTCGCGGAAGCGAAAAACTCGGTGAGCCTCGTAGTTTTAGGGTTGGTACTATATTTAATCAAGTTCTTACTAAAAAATATTTTGGTAAAATGGTTGAACATATAGTTGCTAATCGTGAAACAAATCAAATAATGATAGGTTGCAACCCTTTTAAAGATTGGGATGCAATGTATCAGAGTTTGGTATCGAGTCACGGAGTTTTCGCCGGAGATGTTAAAAAGTGGGACGGAAAAATGTCGCCACAGGTGCAGAGAGAAGTGCAAGAGCTTCTCATATCCTTTATGCCTGAAGAGTCAAAATTAATCGGAAATATTCTTATTGAATCAACTTTTAGATCAATAGTCAATATTCAAGATGACTTAATTTTAACAACGCACTCTATGGCATCCGGATCTTTTTTAACAGCAATTTTAAATAGTTTTGTACATCGTTTTTATACTGCAATGTGGTTTTACAGAAATTGGGTTATCCAATTCAAAAATCCACCTACTATTTTTGATTTTTCTAATAGTGTTGTAGATTATCTTTATGGTGATGATAGCGTAAATGCTATTAAAAATAAAGATATTTTACATTCACATAATGCTTTAACAATGAGAGAGTTTTATCAAGACTTGGGCATGGATTTGACAACTTCGCATAAAGGTGTAATAACAGAACCCTTTGATAGAATAGAAGATATAACATTCCTTAAAAGGAGATTTGTTTATCATCCAATCTTGAAAAGAGTGATGTGTCCATTAGATTTGAATGTTTTGCAATCTGGTCTTTCATGGGTGGATTATACCAAAGATATAAACCAAGTCATGAGAGACAAATTGCATAACTATCAAAGAGAAATTTACTTGCATAGTGACTGGCACTTTCTTCTTAGTGATTTTGAAAATCGTGTTAGTTCGCAAGGAATTTCCTACCCCAAATTAAGTGAATCATATTTATATGATTTATATTCAACTCATGTTGACTCTCTTAAAATTTTTTATCAGTTTTCTTATTTTTAAATTTTATACATATTTATATATAAATACTAAGAGTTATAACGTAGAAACTTTTTAAATGCTTTTCTAATTCTACGGCTACTTTTATATATAATTTTTTTTTTAGAAAAAATTTCTCTTACCGCATATAGTGTTATGGCGGAGAGTAAAAAACACTACCAATTTTTTAAATTTTAATTTTTACAATTCAATTTTTAATGCGGAATCTGAACAATCGGATTCTCAATCTAATCAATCTACAACTACTGGTTTGTTTTCTAATGAGAACAATTCTAGATCGTCAATTGTTCCAGTAGCTTCTAATTTTTACTCCAGCGTGAGAACTAGATCTTTGATTGATTCCCCCGTGCGCTATAATAAATTTCCTAAATTGAAAAACATTCCCCCTCAGTTGGAGATGGACTATTCAAGAATTTTAAATAAACCTTATTTTATTTCGAATATTTCTTGGTCTAGTGTATCTACTGGTGAGTTGGCTGTGATCGATATTCCGGGAGACATTCTAAACAACCCATTGGCTAAAATTCCCTTTTCAGCCTCTGTGATGTATAGAGCGCGGCTTAATGTGGTACTGCAAGTAGCAGGTACCCCAATGCATCAAGGGTGTGTTTTAGCATCATCTCACCCTTATGAAGCCGTTTCCATTGATGGAAAAGGTTTCAATGATAAAAACTCGCGTATGGCATCGCCACACGCATTTTTGTATGCAAATGAATCAACGTCTGTAAACGTAGAAGTTCCTTTTTACGTGAACACGAAATTGCAGCCAGTAGATCTGGATGGTTTCACAGTTATGCCTAGCACAGATACCGCAAATTACGCACAAGTAAGGTTGTACGTTCTAAATGCGTTGTCTATGCCTGAGACTGCGTCCTCTTCAGTTACTATTACCGCACATTTTATGTTCACAGATTTGGAATTTTACGTTCCCCACGTGGATGTGACTTGGGTTCCTTTTGAAGCCGAATCATATTCCAACTCTATCACAAAGGCGATTGATGGCGTGTTTTCCATGGGTAAACAGTTAACATCAGATTTGTTAGATTCGACGAGACAATCTGTCCGCAAATGGACGGGTTTGCATTCTCCAGAAAAGAACGATCTTTGTGGTAAAGAGGCTGTGGTTTTTAGACAAAACATCAATAATGTGGATGCAACTAATTTTTATGAAAAGTTGGATCCCTACTCTTCTTTTGAAACAGTTTGTGATGATTATATTTTTGATACTGATATAGATGAAATGCATTTGAAGGAGATACTACAAAAGCCCCAAATTATTGGTAAATTTGTAGTGTCCACTTCGGATAATTCAGGTACGTTGTTGTGGTCTCGCCCTATCACACCTATGCAAGAAGTAAATTCTTTGCAATATGTGGATGTTGCGGGATTGCCACAATATACTAATGTCAGTTCCAATTTGTTGCAAACGTTTCATATGCTAAGTCGGTATTGGCGTGGAGGCATGAAGATTTATCTTCAGGCAGTTATGTCCAATTTCCACTTTTGTAAATTAACTATTGCAAGAAATTATTCTCCTTCCTACAAAGCTATTGGTAATATTCCCCGTTTTAAGGATATTTCTAATTTAATGATGGAAACCGTTGAATTCTCTGCTGGTGGTCAAATTCAAGAAATAAAGTTGCCATTTTGTGCTACTTTAAATCAACTACCTTGTTCAACTGATTTTATCGCTAATGCTATGCAGCATGGAGAATATTATATATATTTACATCAACCGTTAGTAACTAATGGTTCTGTTTCTACTTCCGTCGAATTTAATGTTTATATTGCCGCAGATGACGACTTTGACTTTTTTGGTTATTCCGTCAATCCAATGCTAAAATTTTCTACACTAATATCTAATCCAGCCCTTGCCGCAGAAGAGGAATTAATCTCATTTGAAGCTGAGTCAGCAACAGTTCCAATTCCAACTAGTACTCAAGAACATTTAGAATTGACTTCTCACCAAGATGATTTAGAAACTTTGTATGATCTGAGACCTATTAAAAGTGTCAGAGATTATATGCGTAGATTCTATAAAATCCAATCAAGGAGAATAACTGCAAATGCATCTGCTATTGATTATGGATATATCACTATTCCATTGGCAGAGTTGTTAGGAAATATTCCTAGTGTCTCTTCCTCTGGCATGGCGTCTATATCTACACTAGCATTGTTACGCAAATTATTCTTTGGATATCGTGGTGGTATGAAATTCAAAATAATTCTTAATGGTACTACTTTTGGAGAGGTGACTTATGTTCCTCCTTCATTTTCGGTTAGTAGCACTACTAAAGCTTGGAATTCTAATTTACCTGTTAATTTATCAGGTGCTCCTGCTGAACAACAAATTTTAGAAATGTACACTTTTCCTGGTAAACAATTTTCTTCCGCTTCTTTTGATCCCCGCTATTCAATTCAAACAGTTGAGATGGAACGTCCCAACTATATGAATATCCATCCTCGGTACTTTATGTCCAATACTAATACTGATTCGACTGAGGTTTCCGCGAGTTGTTGTGAGTTTGAATTTCGAGTTCCTTACATGTCACCATTTAGATTTTCAGGATCTAGTGCTTTAAATCGGCATGTAACAAACTTCTTTCCAACTACAATTGCTCCAGGAGATCTTGGTTCATTGGTTATTAAGTACGCAATGCCACATCTTTTTGAGCCAGGACAAGGATCATTCGTTCAAGGTATAACACTTGAAGTGTTTGCAGCGATAGATGATGTTGGAAGATTGGGGTATCAAGTTAATGCACCAGTAATTGGTGTTGGTGCGTATGGCGTGGGTAGTGCTTTAAATAAAAAGTACTACCAACTAATACCATCAGCACAGGTTTCAGGTATATCAAGTGCTACTCCATATTCCATTGTCAAATCTGACCCTTTGAATCCCGGTTTATATAATTATCGGTCTTTATATTACGAGAAGGCCACTATCTAATTTTATCGTAATTTTTAATAATTGAAATATTTTTTGCTCCC